GGCGAACCTGGGCAACGCCTACGATTTCTGAACCGTGTGAAAGCGTCAAACTACCCGCTTGGTTTGTCGCGGCAGGCGTCCAACTGACCGCGCTTTCCTGATCAGACCAGCGGATCAGCATTAAATTTTGATCAGCGGTGCCGTAGTCGTTGCACCCGAAGGCCAGCACAAAACGCGAGGCGTCCGAGACCATCATGAGGCGCTGCACCGTCGGGACGTCCGACGCGCCGGTAAGTGAGGTCAGATTGACACCACGGGTGGAAAGACCGGAAGAATTGTCCCAGTAGTACATCGGCCCGTCCTTGGGGCCAAAGATCAGATCCTCACCAAAATTCTGCTGGTTCCACACCCGCAGGGACTCAAGTGATGTGCTCCCGATACCCCACGTGCCACCACCCCAAGGCCCCGCGCCCCATCCAGACAGAGGTGTTTGAATAGATGGACCTACGTTGACTTGGTAAGCGCCGACTACGGAGGCTCCACCATTACCTGAGTCTGACGCATTGGCTGTAGCAGTGGCGGTGAACGTGTACGTGTTAACCGTCAGTACAGTGATTTGGTATTCTTGGTTTAGGACCGTAGCTGTGATGTTGCCGCCTAAAGATACTGCGCCGCTAAAAGTAACGTAGTCTCCAGTTATTGCTCCGTGAGCGGTGTCCGTTGCAGTAATTGTTGAAGAACCGTTTGTAGCAGCAAATGTGATTGCTCCTGCAGGTGTAGTCTCTCTTATCGGCGTGATGTCAAAATACGCACCACCATACATGATGTAGAACTTCTCGTTCGTACCCATGCCCAGCAGAGAAGACCAAGGCCACAGCGAACGTGCTGTACCTTCAAATGTGTTTACGTTAGATACCTGACTCCAGCCACCAATTTTCTCTGGTGTGCCGTAACGAAAGCGTACTTTGTCGCACTCAAACCACCCACCCTCCGTGGTGTAGCGGGTATTTTCTCTATTAACACCGGGCTTTAGCTGTATCTTTTTGAGTGGCATATTTACCCCAGCAAAGCGATTTCTGCGGCTCTGCGTTTCACCAGACCGGGCAATATTTTGCCGCCACCGCGAACCCACAGGGCCAGTTGCTCTTTGGCACCTTCCCAGTCAAGCGCACGGAGTTTGCGCCGCAGGGTGGAGGTCTGGAGTCTACCTGACCCCAGGTTGTAGGTGAAGTCTGCAATGGCGCAGAAGGCCCGCCAGTTCCCGTTGGTCACGCTCCAAGCAAAAAGCTCAGGACACTGCCTGATCACCGCCGAAGCGCAGACCCGCTGAAGCTCGTCCATGAGCCAAGCGTCTGCAATGTCGCGGGTAATCGGCGGGTCATCCATCGTGACCTTTTTGCCTGAAGGCTTGTAGACCGTTCCCCAACCGATGGTAGGGTAGCCTGCGGGGCAGATGTAGGGGTAGATCAGCCCGTCCTTGCCGAGCCGGTGCAGCCCCTCAAACTGCTTGCACAGCGCGACCGCTACGTCAAGGTTCACGCAAGCCCTCTCTTTTCTAACGTGCGGTTCATGAAGTAGTAGTTGATCGTACCCGCCACCAATGCTGCGAAGTCAGGCGACATGGCGGTCTTGAACACTTCCACTGGCGGCATGCCTTGCAGCCAAGCGTTCCAGGCAAACCAGATGTGCACGAACGACCAGATGAACAGAATCCAGTAGGTGACCACCGGGCGTACCGAAGCGCTGAGCGAAGCAACCCAGCCGCCTGCGGCCTTGACCATCTCGGTCTGCTGATCCAGCGCGCTCTTGAACGCATCCAACACGCCGACATCTACGGCCATGCCGTGCTGAGCGCCGATCTCCTGCAACTTCTGCGCCCCGCGCATCTGCTCCAGTTGGCACTGCTGCTCAAACATCTTGAGTTCGTGCAGGCGTTCGTTCTTGCGATCCAAGAACTTCAGCACCTCCGGGGCGAGGCGGAACAAGCCCCCAAAAATTGAGCCCAGCAGGCCCCCGCCGAGGATGTCGAGCATGATGTCAGTCGCTCAGACCAGCGGACTCGGGCGTCGGAGCAGGTACAGGCACCTGCGGCATGGCTTGCGCTTGGATCTCCTGCACCAGCGGGAAGACTTCCGCGTAGGGGCGCGTACCGAGGTACTGCAGGATGCCGTTGACGAGGCCCAGTGTCAAGGAGATGGGGGTATCGGTTTTCATCAGTTGCTCCAAGGAGTTCCAGAGGCGGTTGTGGGATTGACTTGGGCATCGATCTGCCCTTGCACTGCGGCCTCATACGCAGCGACTTGGTTGGCGCCCATCTGGTCCTTGACCCAGCCGATAACAATTTCTTCGGTCAGGTCTTCGTAAGGGATGAAGTCGGGGGCGTCGTGATCCTTGTGCGGCAACGAGATCGTGCCGTAGACGCTGCCAGAAGCAGTGCCGTCGGTCTTTGAAACACGCCAGTGGGCGGTGGTTACGCAGCACTCGGGAAGAGTGTGGTCGAGGGAAGAGATGGTCCAGTTCATGGTTGGATCCTTATGCCAAAGTAATGTTTGCCACGCGAGTTGTCCCGTCCGTTCCGCGAACAGATATGCGCAAGTTTGTGTTGCTGGTGAGCGTAAACACCATCTGCTGGTTGCTGGTAAGCGTAGGTGCCGCTGTCTGCACTATTGGTATGAAATCACCCACGCTCGTGATGCGGGCAGCTTCGGTGGTAGGGTTGCGATAGAACGTGAGTGGCCCGCCAGTGTTGTTCAACAACCGCGCTTCGCCGTTGCTATTGCTGTTTCTAAATTGAAGAAGATTTGGGCCAGCAGAAGTTGCTGTGTTGAGCGTCAAACCATAATCAGAACCAGTGTGGTCTACAGCCAGTCGGCTGTTAGTGCTACCGGGATCAGTTGTCGTCCCCACCAGCAGGTTACCCCCGCTCGTGATGCGGGCGCGTTCGGTGTTGTTTTGGTAAAAAAGTAAAGAAGTGTTTTCGGCTGAACCAAGAAATGTGCCGGTGCTATCTGCATAAAAAAAGGCAGATGAGGTTCCTGCGCCTGTACCCCGATAAATGCGAAAACCACCACCATTAGTACTGTAAGCTCCTAGCGTTGCGTACCCCGTACCAAGCCCTGCAACGCTTCCTTCTGTACCAACAGTAAAAATACCGTTTACGTTTGCAGAAAGACGCGCAAGCTCAGTACCTCCAATGTTGAGGTTGATTGCAGTGCTAGTGGCGCTTGACAAAGACAAAGCGGCTGTTGATGCGACAGAAGCAACACCAAGCGAAGTCCCATTAAACGTCAGCGCACTCCCGCTCGTCAGCATCTTGCTGCCGTTGAGGTAGGTCACGCCGTTGGCGGTGCCTGCGGAAAGCGTCGGATTCCCTCCGAGCGTCAACGCCGTACCGTCAAACGTCAGGTTCGCAGAGCCCACCAGCACCTTGGAAGCGTTCAGGTACTGGACCTGATTGGCTGTGCCCGCAGACAGCGTCGGGTTGGCTGCAAATGTTGCCGTGCCCCCCACAGACAAAGCTCCGCTCAGGGTCAGTGCCCCGGCAGAGTTGAACGTTTCAACTACATTGGTCCCATCGCAGTACAGGAACTTGTACTGGCCCGCTGGGACAGAAATACCTGTGCCCCCAGAGGTCTTCAGAGTCAGTGCAAAGCCACCCGTCGTGTCGTTCCTGAACACGTACATTTTGCTGACCGCAGGGCAGATGACGTTCTTGGCCTCACCCGGAGTGCCCGTCGCCACAATGAACATCCGGCGTGCTTCGTCCGCAGTGCCAGAATTGTTGCTCAGCGTGTACGCAACCCCCGCTCCACCCCACGTAGAGATCGACGCCGTACCTGCAACCGCAGCATCAAGCAGTTCAGTAATGCCGGTGTTTACAGTGCTGCCCCAAGTGCCACTCAACTCCCCAGTAGCAGGAAGCGTGAGACGCAGCGAGGTGGTGTATGAAGATGGCATTTTTTACCTCAAGCAAATCGAATGACTGCCGTGGTGGCAGAAGCAACCGGAAGCTGTACCGTAAAATTTGGCCCAGCAGTTTTGTCAGAACCGAAGTCCAAAACGGCAATAGCACGGTCGGCTTTGGAAGTGTTGTAGATCAACGCACCACGGGTGACAAAACTAGACCCCGGCCACGCAGGGTTATCAAACGTGCAATACGCCGTGGTACCAGAAAGAAGGACTTGAACGTTGACAAGAACCTCCCCGCCTGCGGTGTAGCCTGTGCCAGACGTTTCACCTGTGAGGGTGTAGGCCGTGGTGTCCGCACCAAGAGAAGCGGCGCTCGTGTAGAGCGCCATCTTCAAAACATCGGTATCCAGATCATGGATACCCAGCCATGACTCCTGTTTGAACGAAGAGCATAGCGTTTGTACCAGAGCCATTTAGTTCACCTGTGTTCGTACCTGCCCCGAGCGATAACTGTCCTGCCTGTCGCGCCCGTCACCCAGGTTCTTCAACAGCGCCAAGGACTGCATGTACTCTTTGTCCATCAGCGCAACGATGTCCTGCTCCTGCTTCATGAACCGGGCAGCTTCCAGCATCACTGCGTTGAACAGCACCGAGTCAAAGTTGTTGCCCAGCCATGTGGTCGATGCAGTGACGATGCTCTCCGGGTAGTAGAAGTAGTTCAGTTCAGCCGTCAGCGCAGCGTTGGGCGTGGGCCCCAACAGGAAAGACTGCACCAGCGGAGTTCCGGTCTGCGTCCCGTACAGGGCGTAGTACTGCGGCGTCCCCGTTGTAGTTGAACTCGGGAAAGCCTCCCGCATGAAGTTCACATCTTTGTTCAGCAGGTAGCTGAACGTAGTGCCCGATGTAACCCCAAAGGAAAACGCAGACAAGAAGTCTGTCGGCACTACAAGTAACGGATTACCAATGGTCAGCGTGAGGTTTGATGTCTTCCGCAAATTGGGAAGCTGCACCGAGTTGTAGATGCGCTGCTCTGCTAGCTTCGTCAGAAGCGCAAAGTCTGTCGCGGAAAACGTATTTTCCGTGCTGTCCTCAACGGCAGTCTGCAACTCGGTGTAGTTCAAGTTTCACCTCACGCCATCGGCCCACGAGACATGAAGCCGCGAGTAGCGGCACCAGATCCACGCTGCTTGATCCCGGAGGTCTTCGGCCCCGGAGCGGACTCTTTGGAGATGCTGCCCACCACCATGCACAGGTCACGCGGATTGACAGGGCCTTGCGGGTATGCCTGCTTGGCAGGCGGCAGTTTTGTGATCTTGCTCATAGCTCACCCCGTCTTCTGGTTGGCAGCGCGGGACAGATTCTTGCCCAAGCGCATACGGTCCTCAGAGGTGGGACCACCCTTCTTGAAGGCTTTCCCTCCCTTGGCAAGCTTGGTCAGCGGCTTGCCTGGGTGCATCGCACGTTCGTGCTTGTGAACATCTTTCATCATCGCTCCTTAGGTCGTGACAATTTGGACTGTACCAACATATCCCTGCCCGACCAAGCTATTTGGCGTCAGGGGCGCATCAAAACCACTGGACCCACCTATCGGAGCCCAGCCCCACTCAATCACCCGGCTACCAATACCGATGGTGTCAATAACCGTCTGACCTGAAGAGTACCAAGTGTTCGTATCTGGACGGGGATCACGGATGGCCTGGGGGTCACTTACAGGGTACATCCCGAGTTGCAACTGAGGATGATCTGGGGTCCAGCATTGAGGACACGCTTTGATCTGTGTTTGCTTGGTTTTGACTACGAGATTCTTGAGCTTTTTGAGGTCGAAACGGAACCCACAGACATCGCAGAAACCAAATGCCTTTGCGCCGTTTGCAAAGCGATTGCTCATATCATTCGCACCCGCCCGCCTTGGCGGTACTCATTGGGCATTGGAACAGCACGAAGCATTGCTTGTGCCTTCATTTTGGCTGCTTCTTCCTGCTGGCGCTTGCGTTGCGCTATCACGCCATTTGCAACAACACCTCCATGAGCACCTCCGGTTGCATCCTGCCATTCCCTGCGGCGCCGTTCTTGTTCATCTTCCTGCGACGGTTGCTGTAGGCTGAGCAGCCCCTCCGCAGCAGGCATAAAGCCGCCCCCCGCCCCAGGCGGCGGCCACGGTGCGTCGGACGGATAGCCTTCAGGACGGGGCGGCAAAGGCTCTTGAAACCCGTACTCCCCGTATTGCGCTACGGGCTGGAACCCCGTCACGCCTTCGCCCGTAACCATGCGGTCACCGGCCAAGTTGTAAATCTCGCCCTGCGGACCCACGCTGTAGTCGTCGGGCAGGTTGTAGTTGGGTCGCTCCTCGGGCAGGAACCCCAGCAGCCGCCCCAGCGGCTCAACGCTGCTGGCGAGCTGCTCGCCCAGAGTGCGGTTGCTGTACAGCAACCGCGCCAACTCCGGGCTCAGCGTTCCGCTACCCAACCCGCGAATCGCCATCTCATTCATTATCGGCTGGGTGAGCTGGCTGCCCAGCAGCGCCCGCCCCACAGCAAACAACGGTCCTGCCATTTCAGGCCTCCATGAGTAGTTGCTCGGCCAGTGAATCAATGGCCAGCGGGTCATACTGCGCGGGGCCGGGCGGGGCGATCACTGCGCCGCCGCGGGCGAAGCCTTCCGCGTTGCGACGCACGATCGCGTCGTATTCTTCTTTGGGCACAAACCTCCGCCCTTCGCGGAGATTCTCAGGGACACCGGAAACATTCAGGTCAATCAACCCCGTATTCCCCAGGTCCCCCACCCGCCCCCACTGCCCGCTGCGCACAAAGTCCTGCACGAACGGGAGGTACTCTTCCTTGGGCGCCTTGTTGGCCTTGCCCTTGATTTGGATGATGTCTTGCGGACGGTTGGCCATCACGCTCGCCATCGCCTGTTTGTACAGCGCGTCGTATGCATCGTCGTCAGGAATATTGTTGCTGCCTACGACACGCTTGATTTCATCTATGATGTGGTCGTGTCGAGGTGGCGCGGTGTCAGGCTTCACCTCCACCGTCACGTGCGGCCGGCCCTCGGCGTCGCGCAGGCTGAAAATACGCGACCGCCCCTCGACCACATCCGGGCAGTAACCGCCGACGCAATGACTGAGCTGTTCGCCTTCGTACTTGAGGGCGTCTTCGAGCGCGCGGCCATAGTACGCGCGGCTGAACTTGTCCAGCGCGTCGGCTTCTGTGTACTCCAACCCGACGTCTTCCAACATGCGCCCTTGCGGGTCGACCACGGCGTAGCTGCGAGCGCCCATGTGCCCCTCGGGCAGGCGCTCGTTGCGGATGACGCTCAAGGAGTAGCCTTCGGGTAACCCGGAGGTCTTCTCCGGCATCTTCAACTCCACCCACTTGTACCCCTGCTCCGGGTACTCCTTGAACACCTGCGTGGCCGGGTTCATTGCGCGGGCCAGGTCGGCCTCGGCCTTCTGCGCCGCGCGCCAGGCGTTGATGTCGTCGACGCGCTTGGCGGCCTGGGCCACGCTGAGCTTGGGCAGGTCCTCGTACTTGAGCAGCAACTCCCGCGGCAGGCCCGACTCCGGGTTCACCGCGTTGCGGAGTTCGTCGACGAGGTGGCCGAAGCCGAGATTCTCGTTGCGCACTGTGCTGCCGCCGTACAGCGAATAGACCGTGGTCTCGGGCGGCGCCTTGGCGAGCCAGGGGTTTCGGTCCAGGACAGACCGGATGCCTGCGAGCTCGCCGGCCTTGTCGGGCGAGATGGGCGCATCGGCAATGTTCTCCCAGCCGATCGCCATCCGTTGCTGATCGGTCAGCCCGCCGTACAGGTCGCCTGCGTTTTCCTCGACAAAGCCCAGCTCGGGGTAGCCACCCTGCTTGCGCGCAAAAGCGACGTCGGGCGCTGGCCCCCGACCGGCAAATTCAAGGAACGTTTCGGCAGGCAGGTGCAGCCCGGCTTGCGCCTCGAGTTGAGCCCGCTCGCGGCGCAGTTCGCGGAGCCGCGCTTGCGACTGCGTCATCATCTCAGGCGTGAAGCCGCGCGCGGCGCGCGCCCGCTCCATGTCTGCCGTGGCCTTGGCGATCTGCCGGTCCTTGGCTTCGAGCAGCGCGGCCTTCTTAGGCCCGAACGCCTCCGCCTGCAGTCGCAAGGGGTCCTCCGGCGTGCCCATCTCGTTGCGGATGTAACCGGCGAGCTTTTGGTCGATCCAGCGGTTGAGGGCAGACTCTTGCGGCGGCAACTGTTGCGCATCGACGAACTCACGAAGCTCTTCGTCGCTGCGGTTGACGCCTGCGCGGCGCAAGGCTTGCATCGCTTCAGCCTCTGGATCTCGCTTCAACGGCTTCACCGCGCCTTCCACGGTGCCGGCGAGCCAGTTGCCGCCCTTGGGCTTGATGACCGCCGTGCCCGGCAGGCCCGACACACCCTGCGCTGCCCGCACGTAGTCGCGGATGGCGTTCACGTCGGTGGCCCGCTTCACGGCGCCCAGCCCGGCCCGCGCCACGTTCGTCGCGCCCATGCCGCCCGTGAGCGCACCGAGCCCGCTCATGGCGCGCGCCGCGGGGCGCTCGTCGTAGCCCGGGAGCCACTCGCGGTAGAAGTCGCTGGTGGGCAGCACCGGAGTTTCATTCTGGATGCCGGGCAGCATCCGCACCAAGCCCTCAATGTCCCCGGGCAACCCCAGCGTGCCGGCCGCCCACCCGCGCAACAGCTGCAGCGGGGCGTTCACGCCGCGGCTCTGGTTGAGCCGTTCAGGCCGGCGCCCCGAGCTGGGGTAGCGGAATGCGGGGCGGGACAGATCTTCAGCCATAGCAGCTGCGCTCCTTCACTTGGGCGAGACCGCCGCGGGCCTTGCCTTTCACGTAGCGGGTGTCCGGGTCCGGACGCAACGACACCTGCCCTTCTGCGATGCCCGCGGTGCCGCGGTCCACAGCGCGCTGAATCGCGCTCAGCAGATCGTCCATCGAACGCGATTGCGCACCGAGCTGCGCGCCGAGCGCGTTGTTGTGCGTGTCGACTGGGTAGTCTTCGCGCGGCGCGCTGAGCCCCATCCAATGCCCCGCGGTGCGCAAAGGCGACTCCTTGAACTCGTAGGCCTTGCCCAGCGCCTCGGCCGTGCCAGGACCAAAACGCTGCGCCGCCAACGCGGCGGCCAGCATGTGCCGGGCAGCGTCCCTGCGCAACACATCGTCGGGGTACATCCCCTCCGCCACCGTCTGCGCGTACAGTTGCAAGTTGAGCAGCGACGGGTTGGGCAGGCCGCGGGCCGCGGGGTTGCGCACCGCACCTCCGTCGGCGTAAGCAGCGCGCATCGCGTTCAGCCCGTGCACGTCGATCACCACTTCACCTTGTCGGCCCAGTACGCGGCGGACATTTTGCCCTTGGCGATGTTCTTGGAGTGACGGGCCTTGAATGCATCGTTGCGCGCCGAGCCCTCGGGCGAGCCCTTGACGCCTTGCTGGCCGAACCGGATCACCTTCTCAGTGCCGCCCGAGCACGCCTTGACGACGTGGCTCTTGGTGGGGTGGCCGGGCGTGCGCCGCGGCCGGTTGCAGCTCATCGCCGCCTTGTCGACGCGGGCGGTCACTTCTTACCCTTCGCAGCGCGCATGTTGTCGACCAGGTTGGGGTACGGGCGGCCAGCGGCCTTGGCCGCCGCCTTGGCGCTGGACTTCTGCTTCGCGCTCAGCGACTCGGACTCGCCGAGCGACTTGGGTCGGGCTTTGTCCCAAACGGGCTTCTTCGCTTTATGCGGCATAGGGGTTGGCCCTCTCGGCGTTGGGTGCGCGGCGGCGCGGTTCGTCGCGGTCTGAGGCCTGGGGCAGCTCGAACCATCCGTCGTTCTTCAGGAAGATCACGGCCTGCGTGAAGCAGTCCACGTACTCATCGTGCTCGGCGACGGGGAACTTCTCCAGCTGGCGCATGAACGCCGCAGCCCAGCTCACGGGTTGGCCAGGGTTCTTGGCCGACTCGGGCACCCACAAGATGCCCAGCTCGAGCGTGGGCGCGGCTTGATGCGCCCGGCTCACCTTGTCGGCTGTCCCAGGGTTGTACCCCACGGCCGGCACACGTGCGAGCCGCAGGTCCTGCAGCAGCGACTGGCCGCTGGCCTTCGCCTCCACGAGGATACGGCTCGGCCGCACCGCCCGCGTCACCTGCCCACGCTGGGCGCCGCTCGTGCCGCCGTACTCGGTGTTCCAGTCGCGGATGACGCGCTGCCGCAGCTCGGGGTAGGTGAGCCGCTCGTCCCACGCGTCGAGCAGCATGCCTTGGCGCGCGCCCTCGCAGGTGAACATGCCCCACACCTCGCAGCCCGTGGGGTCGTTCTCGTCTTTCTGTCCGAACGCGGTGTCGTAGCTCTGCAGCACGTACTCGAACTGAGGCAGCGGCTTTTCGGCGGGCCACAGCCGGAAGTGCCGGGTCTTCAGTATGCCGCCCTCGGCGGGCGAAGGCTCCTGCTGCAGCTGGCCCGCGGCGCCATACGTGCCGAGCAGCTGCTTCAGCTCGGTGACTTCCTTCTCGCCGAACCGTTCCGGACAGATCAGATCGCCGCGCTTGGTGCGCGGGTCGTACGCGCCGAGCGAGGTCTTGCGAGCGCGCCCGTCCCACTCGGCAGGGATGCAGATGTGTTCCCACCCACCAATGTCCTCGAGAATGTGTCCGGACACGTCGCGCTCGTGCAGCCGCTGCATGACGGTGACCATCGCGTCGCGCTTGGGGTCATTCAACCGCGTCGACCACACCACGTCGAACCACTCCAGCGCCGACTCGCGCATGGCGTCGGAGTTGGCTTCCTGGGCGCTGTGTGGGTCGTCGAGGATGAGCCTTGAGCCGCCCTCACCCGTAGCCGTACCGCCCACGCTGGTGGCCAGGCGGTAGCCCGTCTTGTCGTTCTCGAAGCGCTGCTTGGCGTTCTGGTCGCCGGCCAACTCGAACTGCGCACCCCACCGATCCTGGTACCAAGGCGACTGCACCAGCCGCCGGGCCTTCAAGTTGTCGCGAATGCTGAGCGTGCCGGAGTAGCTGGCGCACAAGTACTTTTCCGCCGGGTTGTGCAGCCACTCCCACATCGGCCACATCACGCTGACGATTGTCGACTTGCTGTGCCGCGGTGGAATGTTGATGAGCAGCTTGCGCAGCTGGCCGTGAGTGATCGCCTCGAGGTGTTCACAGATCGCCTCGATGTGCCACGAGGCAATGAACTTCACGCCGGGCTCGACGGTGCTCCACGCTTGCTTCACGAACTCGTACAAGCTGCGCTGCGCCGCGCGACGGTCGCGCTCGCGCTGGACCATGTCCAGCAGCACGGCGGGGCTGAGCGGCGCGTTCATTGATCAGCGGCTCACTGCGCTGCCTTGCCCAACAGCCGCTGCACCTGCTCGAGCTCCACGTCCGTCAGCCCCTTCAGGTCGATCGCCGCGATGCTGACGGGGCCGCCATTGGCGCCCGTGACCTCGCTGCGGGCGAGCTTGGGCACGTGGTATTCGATGACGTTGTTGAACATCGTGGCGGCCTTCTCGGGGTTGGGCGTGGTCAGGAAACGCGGTTCGCCTTCGTCGGTGTAAACTGGTTTGCCTTGCGCGTCGAGCATCGGAACACCATCAGCGATCTTGTCCAGCCACTCCTGCAGGCGGTGCGCGTTGTTGTCGACGAACGCCGCAATCGCTTCACGAGCCGCGCGGGTGGCTTTGTTGGGGATTCCTGGCGGTCTGCCGCCACTGCCCGGGGGACGACCACCGCGACCTTTCACACCAGCCATTTCTTCAAGCCTCGAATTTTATTGAAGTTGCTACTGCAGCACTTCGCGCCGCGATTATCGCTCACGCCGCGGCCGCAGGCAACACCTTCTTCCGAACGCCGCGCTCGAATATCCACGCTGCGTCGCAAAAAGACATCTATCTCGGGTTATGAACCGCCAAAATCCAGCTCGAGCCGCGCCAATCCGACCCGAGATCGCAAAGAGGCCCGAGTTTGCTATTGTTTCCTCTTTTTTAAATTAAATCCCTTATTCTACTCATTTAATTTTGTTTTTTTCCAACAATTAGTAGCTCGGGAAACTTCGGGAACTGCGTGATATCGACGCGAATTCCGGATTTGCGAAAATCACCCAAAACAGCGGCTTTTCGCACGAAAGGTTGCCAAACGCCGAAGAAGCCGAGATAATCCAAAGAAGGCCGATCCGCCCACGACCCGAGATTGGCGCGGCGACCCTCAATGAACCCAGAAAGGACACTCATGGACCACAAAAAGCCCAAGAAAACGCTGCGCGAGCAGACCGCGCAGTCCTTGCTCAAGTCGGCCCGAATCGATGGCGAGCGGCTGTTGGTGGAGGACCGGGCGGGCAACGCCTACGCCGCCCAGCGTTCGGCCAGCGGTGGGGCGTTGACGCTCACGGACGTGGCCAGCGGATGGACCGCGGCGTTGTTGATGGACGCGTGGTGCGCGGCGGAGTTGGCTTGGTGGGAGGCGGAGCTGGACGCGCTCACGCCGGGGAGGGAGGTGTGGTTGTTGGTGGACTCGGAGCGGGTCGTGGTGGGGCACTTGGCGGCCCGGGACTTGGCTCACGACCCGGACCGAGCGCACCCGTGGCGCGTCGACAACGCCGCGCGCCGTCCGTTGCCTGCGTTGGGCGAGCGGTACGAGCCTACGCCCGTCGCGCGTCCGCGCAGGACGCGGGGGCCGGCGCGCTGAGGGCTTCAGCCCTTTTCCAGCGTCGCGCGGCCTCTTTCCTTCACCGCAGCGACGGCCGCGGCCCCATCCCCGCCGAGCTCCGAGCGCACAAAGGCGTACCTCGCGCGCAACACTTTCCCCGCGGCGCGGAACGTCCACCGCGGCTCGCCGTCCGGGGCGGGCACTTGCACGTAGCCGGCGCGGTTCATTCGATGCGCGATCTTCCGCGGCGACTTCAGCATGCCGGCGACCTCTTCGTGGTGGTCGAATTGCGGGATGACGAGTTCTTGGCCGAAGACCGCGTCCGGGCGGCCGAGGTGGTCTATGGCCCAGGCGACGGCGTCTTCCGGCTCGCCCCAGCTCGCGGCCACGGCGCCCCACCCCGCGGTGCGCGCGGCTTGAGCCTTGGGGTCGAAGGCGCTCAGGTCCCGCGCCGCGAGCCACGCCGCAACGTGCTCGATGCCGCCGCGCTCGCACCAGCCGAAGAACTCACGGAAGTAGCTGTGCCGGCCCTCGACTTCGTGCCACTTTTGTTGCAGCGGGGAGTGCATGATGAACATGCGGCGGTCTTCGGGCGGGATGTACATGCTCATCCAGTCGTTGGTGGTGATGAAGACGCGGAGCCGGTTGATGATGTGGCGGAGCTTGGCGTACTTGTCGTTCAGCGGCAGTGTGTCGGGCGGCGCA